ATCTTTTATAGTAGATGAAAATTTAGAAAACTATATTGAGATGCATACTTGGTTAACAAGTATTGGATTTCCAAAAGACAGAAAACAATTTTCTGAATTTAGAAGTACAACTTCAAATATGTCCACAACAACAAGAGGTGAAAGTAAAGACATAGGTGATGTAAGAGCAACAACACCAGAAATATCTATGACTAGTGATGCTGTAATGACCATACTAACAAATAAAAATAATCCTGTAGTAGAATGTCGTTTTAGAGATATTTTTCCTACAAGTTTAAGTAGTTTAGATTATTCTCAAAATCAAACTGATGTTGAATATCTAACAGCAACAGTCAATTTTAAATATACAATATATGAAATAATAACACTATAAATACTTATAGATTTATTATTGTGGAGTGAACATGACCTTAGATGAATTAAAAATTCAAGTCGCAATGGACTTGAAAGTAAATGATGAAAGACTTGATACCGAATCTTTAAAAAACCAAGAACTGTATGCAAAGTACTTAGAAATAAAAAGTAACTTTGAGTTATTGATGTATAAAGCAAAGGGTGATTACAAAAGACTTTATCGTGAAAAGTGGGAATACTATGGCGGTAAAGCAGATGCAAAAATTTATGAAACAAAACCTTTCGATTTAAAAGTACTTAAATCAGACTTATCTATCTACATTGAATCAGATGAAGATATAATCAAAATAGAAAATAAAATAGTATACTTAGAAACAGTTGTCAAGTATGTTGATGGTGTACTTAAATCTATAAGTGCCAGAGGATGGGATATTAAAAATGCAATACAATGGAAAAACTTTGAAGCAGGATTGATGTAATGATAGATGTAAACAATGATTTCGTAGAAGAACATATCTCACAACTGATAGACTTTCAAATGAAAGAAGTATCATGGCAATATGATTATGATTCTGTTGCTGGTGGTAAAAATAAACATTGGCATGTACTTGCTGGACACAATATACAAGAATGTAATTTAAATGGATTCGATTTTGTAGAACCTATATGGAATAACATACAAAAGAAATATGATGTAGACATGGAAAGAGTTTACTTCAATGCACACACACATGGAATAGAACCACACATACACCAAGATGATGGTGATGTTACTATGATATATTATCCTAGATTAGATTGGAGAAATGATTGGGGTGGTGGAACTTGTGTTCAAGAAATAGGTATGCATCCAGCAAATATTCAATATGAGGGAAACAGATTAATTGCATTTACAGCTGACTTGTTTCATCAAGGTATGCCAGTGAGTAGAGAATGTTATCAATTAAGAACTTGTATCGTATTTAAAACAACATGGAAAGATAAAACTAAATCTAAATGGTATAATAAAAATAAAAATCTAAAACCAGAAGATGTGAAAGTAGATATCGAGTAATGATGAACTACTACAAATTTATTGGACATTATAAAAATATAGTTAGTCAAGAATTATGTAATGCTATAATTGAAGAAGACTTTGATTACAACGAATCTACATACTCTACTCATGAAGGCCAGTCACCAGATTGGAAAAAAAATAAAAGAGTTAAAATGGATGAGATATGGATTCGTAAGGACAATGTTTACTACAATGAGTTAAATCATGCTGTTACTGATGTGGCAGAAAGATACTCAGAAGAAGTTAAAACAAATAAAAGAAATTTTGTAGCACATAAGACAACAGACTTTAGAGTTAACAAATATGAAAAAGGTGGATACATGAGTTTACATTGTGATAATATACATCATAGTCATGGTCAACAATATGGATTTCCACAAGCTTCAGTTTTATTATTTTTAAATGATGATTATAAGGGTGGTGAATTTGTTGTGTCAGAACTACAATTAAATATAAAAAAAGGTGATGCAATTATTTTTCCTTCAAACTTTATGTTTCCACATGAAGTTAAAGAAGTAACAAAAGGAACACGCTGGAGTATAGTATCATGGTTGATGTAACACAACACAAAGTATTTCCTACTTTAATAAATGAATTTCAATTTGATATGGATACACAAGAACATGATTTAGTTATTGATGAACTCAATGATATGGAAAAGTATAAAGAAAATAATCTTATTACTCAAACCACAGATGACTTGTCCAAACATATACCAAAGTTTACAAAACAAATTTTTGATATAACAGAACACATATGTCAAAAGTATTCATACTTATATGATAGATTAGAATTTACAGGTATGTGGGCAAACAAATTAATTAAGGGTGAAGTACATCCACCACATACACATTCAAATAATATTTTTTCTGGTGTATATTATTTAGAGGGTGGTTCACAAATACAATTTTTCGACCCAAGACCACAAGCAAGTGTATTGCAACCTAATTTAAAATATACTACATTTGATAACTCTGGTATGGTAGGATTTGAATCATCAAAAGGACATGGATTAATTTTTCCTAGTTGGTTACAACATTGGGTATCAACAACAGATACAACCAGAATTAGTATATCATGGAATGTATTATTAAGAGGTGACTATGGACAACCAAACACATTACAAAATTCACATATCTAAACTCAACGAAGTTTATTTAAAAGTGGAATGTGATAACTCTGGTATCTGTTATGAGTTAGTACAGTACTTTACTTTTGAAGTGCCTGGGCATAAATTCATGCCAGCATTTAGAAATAAAATGTGGGATGGTAAGATAAGATTATTCTCAGATAAGACAGGTAAAATATATGTAGGTTTATTATCTTACATCAAAGAGTTTTGTGAAAGAAATGAAATAGAATATGTTATCGCTGATGATGTTGATGATACAGATAATTTAGATATAGAAAAAGTAAAAGACTTTGTTAAATCTCTTAAACCAAAATCAAAAGGAAAAGAATTAGAAGTTAGAGATTATCAGCTTGATGCTATACAATGTGCATTAAGTAATCACAGAGGTATGTTAGTATCACCTACAGCGAGTGGAAAGTCATTAATCATATATGCACTTATAAGATTCTATCATTATTTACTAAAAGATAAGAAGATATTAATACTAGTGCCAACTACATCATTAGTAGAACAGATGTATTCAGATTTTATTGACTATGGTTGGAATGATAAATACTTACATAGAATATATCAAGGTCATGAGAAAGACACAGATAAACCTGTAATCATTTCAACATGGCAGTCACTCTATAAGTTAGATAAAAAATATTTTGAAAATTTTGGATGTGTTGTTGGAGATGAGGCACATCTATTTAAATCTAAGTCATTGACTACAATCATGACTAAATTGATTAACTGTAAGTATCGTTTTGGAATGACAGGTACTTTAGATGGCACACAGACACATAGATTAGTTTTAGAGGGATTATTTGGCAAGGTAGAAAAAGTAACATCCACAAAAGAGTTAATGGATAAAGATACTTTAGCTAGTCTTAAAATTAAGTGTCTAGTNNTAAAACATAAAGAAAATGANTGTAANGAAGTAAAGGANTTAAANTATAGTGAGGANNTACAGTANATAGTNGCTCACAAGACNCGNAANNNCTTNATTTCAAGACTTTGTGANAAATTGAATGGTAANACNCTNTGTTTATATCANCTAGTCGAAAAACANGGNNTNGTGTTNTACAATCTAATGAAAGACTTTGATAGAAAAGTNTTCTTTATACATGGTGGAACAGANACAGAAACAAGAGAAAAAATTAGAGCAATAACGGAGAAAGAAACAAATGCAATCATTGTCGCATCGTATGGTACATTTAGTACTGGTATTAATATTAGGAACTTACATAACATCGTGTTCGCAAGTCCATCTAAGAGTAGAATACGAGTGCTCCAAAGTATCGGCCGTGGGTTGCGAAAATCAGATAAAGGGAATATACAAACAACGCTTTTAGATATTGCTGATGATTTTACATATAAAGATAAAAAGAATTTTACTTTAAATCACTTTCTAGAACGAATAAATATATACAACGAAGAAGAATTTGATTACGAAATAGATAGGATAAGGATATGACAGACAACACTACTAGAGTAATAAAATTGGCAAATGGTGAGAGTATCGTTTGTACTTGTATACCCACACGAACAGATGAAGCTTCTACTAAACTACATGTACTACATCCATTAAAAATGGAATTAAAAAATAGAATCACCAAGAAAGGTGTTGTTGAGGCGTTATCTTTATCTCGTTGGTTACAACCTTTTACAGAATCAGATGAATTTGATATTGAGAAATCAACAATCATAACAATCACACAAGCATCATATGCTTTAAATAATTACTATCAATTTATGTTAGATTCTTATAGTGCAGCTGATGCCGAAACAAATGAACCTATTATGCAACCCAAGAAAGAAGAAATATACGAAGAAGAAGATGAATTAGATAATTCAGAGGAAGTAAGACAAATGTATAATGAATATGTTTCAGTATTAAATAGCGATAATAAAGAAAAAGAAATGGTACAAGAGGAAATGTCAGAAGAAGAATTAAATGATTTACCTATTTCAAATACTAAACATTAACATCCCTTTAGTACTATAGTATTATCTCGGCGGGAACATACCGATTATAAAGGATAAAACAACTATTGTCAAGTTAATTTTACAAATAAATTTAATTAAATAAAATACAAATAAACATTGACAAAACATGTTCAATTTAGTATTATAACATCATGACTACAACAAAGAAAAAAGGCGTACATTACATAGACAATAAAGAGTTTCATGCAGCTATGATTGCATGGAAAGAATTGTGCAAAGAGGCAGAAGAAGCTGGAGAAGAAAAACCTCAAGTAACGAATTACATAGGTGAGTGTTTTTTAAAGATTGCAAATGGATTATCATACAGACCTAACTTTATTAATTATACTTATCGTTCTGAAATGGTTTCTGATGGTATAGAAAACTGTTTACAATATATACATAACTTTGACCCAGATAAGTCAAAGAATCCTTTTGCATATTTTACACAAATTATATACTATGCATTTTTAAGAAGAATTCAAAAAGAAAAGAAACAAACTCATATCAAAAATAAAATGATTGAGAAACAACAATATGAAACCTATACTGTGAATGAAGGCGATGATACAGTTTATGATGTAAGAGGTTTTGACCCAGACATTATGTTGCCTGATGAAGATGTATATAAAGTAAAGAAAAAAGAAAAGACAACAACACCAGAGGGGTTAGAAACCTTTATGGAAACTTCTGAAACCGATACAGAAACTACTTAATGAAAATAGCAATAATTACTGATACTCATTTCGGTGCAAGAAATGATAATGTGAATTTTAATGAATACTTCTATCAATTTTATGAGGGAGT